TGTGGTAAAGGTTTGTTTAGCCATTATTCTCCTTAGTAACTGAGGACATTATAGTCCAACATGCCGTAGATTGCGTTATCTAGAATTAGTGCGTCTATCACGGGTTCAAGGGTGGTAAATACTGTTTTAAAACTATTTGGTGTAATTGTGTTGCCTACCCCAAAGATCTGCAAGGTTTTCTCCAAAGTCGATCCACCAGGTTGAGTGGTAATAACTGTGATCGGATCAAAGAAGTCTAGGTCTAGGGCTGCGATTATGCCTGTGTTGTAATTGTCTGTGTATAAATCAAGCTCTACGGCATCGCATCTGATACTAGTCTCGGCTCTAGATGCCACATAAGCCTGGGCATAATTTAGAGCTACAGCATCGGTCTGCATAAGTAGATCCTGCAAGTTATAAGAGTGTAAGAAGTATTTGTCAATAGATGGCTGGTTAAATGAGTTTTGAGGACTACCGCCTGTCCTAGTAACTGTGGCAGAGTTAAAGACTAAGGAGTCATTAAGTATCCATGTTGCATTGGCGTATTTAATACCTGTGCCATCATCGGCAAATAAAGTAGCAGGGTCGCCTATAGATCCAGCTGTTACCGATCTATCCTGGAATACAAATGAGCCAGTAGCATCTACATATAGCGCCCCATACTCGGAGTCGGTCACAGTTTGCATAGCCTGTAAAGCAGTTCTGAAAGTTGCCGGATCTGCTTGCATAGTAGTTAATCCTGCATCTACATCACGCATAGTCGATGGCCAGCCTATTTGGTCTAAGATTTGATTGATACGTGTGCCAGATAAATCTCCAGCCGTAGCACCTGCAACAGTAGAGATCTGAGCCAAGTTACCTAATCTAAAAGCATCTACAGCTGTAATGGTAGTGAAAGCGACTTCTGTAGCATCTGATGGCTGAGTATTAACGTATGAAGTAATAAAGCCAGAAAATATAGGATATGTTACTGATAAGTAAGTAGCAGTTATCTGTACTTTTTTCATTGGTGTTAATAGTTCAAAATAGGGCGATAACGGGTTAAGCGGATTAAAGTCACCATTTTGATCTATAATGCGTAGCGTTAAAGTACCTGTTTGGAATTGATCTGACAACGCATTACGGCCACGTTGAGTTTTAATATAATTTACTTGATTACTGACATCTACAATTACAGCTGTGGCATCGGCTAATACGTTTACATCTAATTGTCCACTATCAAGTATAAGGCTCTGTGCAAAGGCTGGCCCAGTAGAGAAGTTTAGTATTGCATTGATTGTAGGTACGGCCATTACTTATCCACCTTTGATGCCGCCGTTATACAGCTGTGATTTACCATCTCTCTGGTTAATTAAGAATGAGTTATAGATTAACTGGCCAAACTCACCAGCGTTAGGGGCTAACTCTAGGGTTACATTAACTGGCCCTGTGTTGCCACCTTGCTGACCAAATGGTGTGCCTACAAATGAACTAACACCAGCTGTAGGTACGTTACTCATGGCGTTAGTAGATCCCATATTAGTTGCGCCATAAGCACTTACTGGATTGTATAAAGCTAGGCGTGCAAAAGCTGCTGCTGCGCCATCTACTAACATCGTACCTGCTCTAGCAGCATCTGTTGCTAACTTATTTACTGCTTGCGCTGCGTTTAACTCAGCCAAATACTTTTTAGCCAGCGCTTCATTATTATCTAGGATTGCTAATTGTGATCGTAAGCGTAGTTTAGTTTCCTCATCGGTAGCAGCATTAAGAGCTGCAGTTAGTCCTATGCGCTCTAAATCAAACTGGTCTTTAAGTTTATCTACGGCTGTCTTAGCCTTTAGTTGAGCATTCTCCTGTGTGCGTAGGGTGACTGCTTCTTTAATCTTTTTCTTTTCTTGTATCTTTGCTAACTCGACACCAGCACCAGAGCCTAAGCTGTAAGTAAAGTTAGACTTAGGTATCTCTGACTTTAGTCTGTACTCGCCGTTTACCTTAACCATGTTACCTGGCTTCAAGGTAGATGCAAACCTTGCCAAGCCGCTTACTAATTTAGCAATATTGGTGGCTAAAGCATTGACCTGATCTGAGAAGGTTGCCAGGGTAGTATCACCGCTTAATTTAGCCAGCGCATCTAATAAACCTTTACCTATAATCTCTGATGCATCTGCTGCTATGACTTTTAACTTATCCATCTTGCCAGCATAAGTATCTAATCTAGCTGCTGCTTGTCCTGCAAACTTTTGATCTAATTGAGCCATGATCTCATTCATGTCACCACTTGCTAGCGTGGCCTTACTTAACCCTGCGCCTAATCTAGTTAAGGCTGTAGTCTGCCCTGTAAAGCCTTTAGCCAGGGCTGCGCTTACTTCTTGTACGCTCTTACCAGTTGCAGCCGATACGTTTAAGGCAGTAGATAAAGCCTGTTGGCTCTTAGTAATTGATCCGCTAGCTGTAAGTAAAGTCTGAAATGCTGGGCGTAGTTCATCATCTAATACGCCGTATAACTTCTGTAGGTTGGCTATGTAATACTCTACATCTGGGCTAGAAAATTGGAAGCCAGTATTCTTTAATTGTAACTCTAGGGATTTAGCAGCCTTTTGATCAGCTGCAAATGCCATTACGGCCTTCTTGCTAAATGCTAGTAATTGATACCCGGCAAAGACCTTAGTAAAAGTTTTACCAAATCCTTTTATTTGTTTTTCAAAGGCTGATACTTCTTTCTTACCCTTTTTTAATCCTTTGTTATCAAAGGTGCTAAGTGCCGATACTACTAAAGTAGGCACAATTACACGCCCCTAAATCCACGAGCTCTGCGCTCTTTGTAAAATCCTATTACTTGCGATTTTTGCTCTAGTGGCATTTTCTTATAGTATGCAAATATGGCATCGTCTAACGCTTTTTTTAAGTTTGCGTATATTGGGCCTTGTTCTTGTTGCCACACTTTATAAATTACTCTGCCTTTATTCCTACGACCTCTGCGACCTGGTGAACCGGCTAATGTTGCATCTACTACGTTTGGTAATGCCTGTATAAATTGCACACCAGCATTAGGATTTAATGATGCACCTTGTCCACCTTTAGTCTTACGGCCGGCGGTTTCATAGATTGCGCCAGGTGCTGATTCATTAGATACATAATTATAAACAGAATAGCCGCTTCTGTTTTTTTTATTAGGCCCTAGTTTATATTTAATTCCTTGCCTAGCTGTAGCCTGATCGTATGCCGGGAACGGCCTGCGCTGACCTTCCATTGGCTCAGCTTGTTTAAGCCAGCCACTTAACACATTTTCATTAGATGGAAACTCATTTTTAGACTTTTGCGCTACTTTAATCATCGGTGTTTTAAGTGTGTTTTTAACATTCTTGTACATATCTTCATCAAGTTCATCTATAGCTTTGAGAAACTCTCTAACGCCGTTTACGACTACTGGCATTTTTGATCTCCTTAGCTCTATCGGATAAGACCTGCACGATTGCTCGTAGCATGTCACTATCCATATCTATAAACTCTTTAGGCGCGATCCCCGTCTCTACAGATAGGCTAGCGATCGTATATAAGAATGAGTCACGCCCTATTAGTTTTTTTCTTCATCCAATACTTCTACAGTATCTAGACTTTCTATAAACTCTGAGCCGAATACAGGTACTACCACGTTAGCTCTACGTAAACACTCATGCGCCAAATAGTAGATCTCAGTTTGACGTTCGTGATCCCGCAAGACCTTGCTAATACCTGATCCGTACTTAATCTCGAAAGCGTACTCGACACCCGGCGTAATTCGATGCTCTGATACTTCGCCGTTAGCCCTTGTTATCTTTAGCTTTGCCATTACTACTCCTTATGCTATTGCTACAGCTACTGTGCTGTTGCAGGTAAGTGTAAGGGATTGATTGCTAATATCGCCTACTGCGCCGTTCACGTTTTGCAAATTGTTAATTAAAACAGATGCTGTGTATGAAGGGTTGGTTGCAGATACAGCAGAGGATGTCTGCTTGATTACTACAGTTACAGTAGTGCCATAAGCAGATCGTAATGTAGGAATTACTGTGGATGCAGCGTTATCATTTAGGAAGTCTAAAGTGATAGTGCTTGCCTCTAAACCTTTAGCAAACTTATGAGATGAGTCGCCCATAGCGGTTACTTCTAACTCATCAAAGTTTTGATTAATAGTTACGGCAGTAACATACGCTGATAGATCAACGCTGTTTAGCGTAACGGATACGCCATTGTTTAAGAATATGGCCATGATTACTCCTTGTCTTTCTCTTTAGTAGGGGTTGGTGCAGGTGCTTTTTCGATCTGGCCTATCTTGATTAAGAAGGCTAAGTTTTCTGCATCTGTGCTCATTTTAACTCCAGCTCGTTAGGATTGATACTGTAATTTCAGATACTAGCAAGTCTCCACTAGCGGCGTTGACTATAGCAGGTGCTGAAATACTAGATATGTTTAGCACCAAAGATGATGCGTTTAGTTTAGTTACTACTGCTAATATAAAAGTTTCCATGCCGGCTAAATTGCCTTGATTGTCAAAGGCTGGCGTAGTCATAAGAATCTTAAAGTTTGCTAAAGGTGCAATACTTGTAATGTCATTATTAGACGGCACTAAATATGGATCACNAGGTGTAACTACTACGCTGTTAGCCAGTAGAGTTGCAGGTGGAAAACTAAAGGTAGACCACACGCCTGCGTTTGCTAAATCTGTGGCTAGCGTGCTGCGTAATGTAGTTATTGCGGCTGGCATTAGCCGACCAGTGAGTTAGGACTTGAATACGGTTGGATGAGACCACGCACTCTGTTAATCAGCTGATAACCCATCCGATATGGGCTTGCACTGATCCCATCCATACCTACCCCACCAGTCTGGCTAACTTGACGTGCTTGCCAGATGTCAACAGCTACGATCATCGCAGCCTCTCTGATGGCAGGGGTCGCAGTGTAAGCCTGTGATTTGTGCTCTGGGCCTAATGCCCTGCCGTATGGTTTAATAAAGTGGAATGGATCATCGCTAGCTGTTTTTGCGTATTGAATAATAGAATAACCTGTAGGGTAATTGCTAAATTGTAATTGTGTAAATAATGCTGTGCCGATAGTTGCAGGCACTGTTGAGCCAGGGAATGCGCCAGTTAATGTGTATGAGCCGTTATAGGTAGCACCACTATTAGACACTGTAATGCTTTGACCTACTACAAATATGCCAGGATTAGCCA